CACGCTCAACAAGGGCGAGGCGGAGGCGGTCATCCGCGCCCGGCTCCCCAACGCCTCGCCCGCGCAGGTGCGGGCCATGCTCGACCGCGCGGCGATCTGAAAGGGAACGGAGAGACCATGCGCAAGGTGCACCAGATGCTGCTCGCCAAGGCGAAGGGGGGCGACAAGCACGCCTTCGCGTGCCTGAAGTCGATGGCCGACGACGACGACGACGACGACGCCCGCTCGGCCCTGTCGGAGCTCGACCCGGAGAACGACGGCAACGGCGCGAGCCCGGACGACGACCTCGACAAGGCCGAGCAGGGCAACCTCTTCGACCTCGACGTGCTCGACCGCGAGCTGCGCAACCTCGAGCCGTTCGCCAAGGGCGAGGGCGGGCCGGATGTGCCCTCCGCCGCCGACGTGCTCGGCGGCCGGCCGGAGATCCAGGCGGCGGCCGCGCTCGACGCGGGCGATTTCGTCAAGGCCATGGTCGAGGGCAACGTCCAGGCCCTCGACCGCCTGGGCGACGGCGTCCTGTGGAACGCCAGCGCGGTCGAGGCGCTGGCGAAGAGCCAGCTCGCGCAGGGCGAGCTCCTGCACAAGGCATTCGAGGTCATCGGCGGGCTCAAGAGCGGCGTCGACACCCTGCTCAAGGCGCTCCGTGGGCGCGGGGCCGGCCTCGTGGGGGCGCAGACGCCCGAAGAGCTCGCCCGCCTGTCCGCCGCCCGTCGGCCCCCCGTGGGCGGCGGTGGTGGCGGTGCGCCGCCCGCGCAGCGCCAGCAGGGGAAGCCGAGCGAGAAGGACGATCTGCAGAAGTCGCTGCGCGCCTGGCGCGCGGCGGAGACGAACGAGGACGTGCTCGGGCGCATCGGCGATGCCCTCGAGAGCCTGACCGTCGGCAACCTCGAGCAGGCCAAGACCCTGCTGGCGAGCCGGAAGTAACACCGACCACCCCGCCGGCCGAAGGGGTTGGCGGTCAGACACACGCGGCGCTGCCGCAGTAGAGGGGGTTTCGACAAATGAACGACGTGGCGCTCCCCAGCGACATCTTCGGCGGCGCGGCGGAAATCTCGGCCGGCGACGTGGCCAGCGCGCTCGGCTACGGCGGGGTCAACGACCTGCTCAAGGCCATGACCGTCGGCGACCAGTTCCCGGCCGCCATCGGCGAGCTGTCGCCCGGCGCCCTCATGGCGACCGTGCCGCAGGATCTCGACGACGTGCTGCACAACGCGAGCTTCGGCGACCGGCAGATCATCCTGCAGAAGATGCTGAAGACGGACAAGGTCTGGTCCACCGTGCACCAGTACGTCCGCAAGCACTCGCCGGGCTCGGCGGGCAAGCGGTTCATGTTCCACCGCGAGGGCGGCCTGCCGGTCGAGAGCGACAGCACCTACTCGCTCGAGTCGCTGGCGATGAAGTACCTCGGCGCCGTCCGCCGCCTGCCCATCCAGGCCCGGCTGGTCAAGTCGGTGGCCGGCGACGCGGTCAAGAACCAGAACAAGGACGGCGCGCTCGAGATCCTGGCGGCCCTGGAGTGGCACCTGTTCTACGGGAACGCCGCCACCAACCCGCTCGCCTTCGACGGGATCAAGACGATCATGAAGCGCGAGGGCATCCTGCTCGACGCGCGCGCCGCGCAGCCCTCCGAGAGCCTGCTCGACGAGGCGATGAGCCGGGTGTGCGAGCGGCCCAACTGGGGCTACCCGACGCACCTGCTCTCCAGCTCGGCCGTGAACCGGACGCTGCGGCAGACCTACGCCTCGCGCATCCGGGCCATGATGGGCGACAAGTTCCACCCGAACTACAAGCTCACGGGCATGGTCTACGACCACAACGTCGACGGCGACGAGGTCAAGATCATCAAGCACCCGCTCGTGCTCGAGGAATCCGGCCTGCCGGACGAGCGCGGCGCCGGCCCGGACCCGTCGAGCCGCCCGGTCGAGCCGATCATCGTGGCCCAGCCCTCGTCGGGCGCGGCCGGGGCCAACCGCTCCGACTTCGTGGCCAACGACGCCGGGGCCTACTACTACCGGATCGTCGCCCTCAACGGCGCGGGCATGTCCAAGCCGGTGACCACCGACGCGGTCAACGCCGTGGCCGGCCAAGTCATCAGCATCACCCTGCGCGACGGCGCGGTGCCGGGGAGCAAGCAGGCCGCCACGGCCTTCATGATCTACCGGACCGAGAAGGGCGGCGCGGCCACGACCGCGAAGTACATCACCGAGGTGGCGGTCGCGGCCAACAACGCCGACACGATCTTCATCGACGGCAACGGCGACCTGCCGGGTTGCTCCGACATTTTCATCCTGTCGAACGACCCGGAGGCCATCGAGATCAAGCAGCTCCTGCCGTTCTTCAACTTCCCGCTCGGCAACATGGACACCAGCTACCGCTGGGCGCTGCTGCTCTTCCTGGCCCTCAAGATCGCCCTGCCCCGCAAGCACTGCGTGATCAAGAACGTCCGGCCCGACTCGCAGCTCGTGCAGCTCATCGGCGCCAGCGATCAGAGCAGCCCGCAGCAGCACGTCTAACCGACGGCTGTTGCTCCTGACGCGGGCGGCCGGTCGTCGCCCTCATGGAGCCCCCCACCATGATGTTTCGCGCCCTTCACGAGCACGTCCGTGGACGGATGCAGGCCTGCAACCCGGTCACGGGCGAGGCCCGCGTCTTCGATGTCGTGCCCGCCTTCGACAACCAGAACCTGGGCGAGGTCTTTGGCCTCAACGAGGCATGGGCCGACTACTTCCGGGCCTGCGGGGACTGGAAGGTCGAGCCCGACGCCACGAAGCGGGCCGGGAGTGACGACGGCGGGGGCGCTCCTGCGGGGGGCCGGGGGGCGCCCCCGCCCGAGTCGGTCGAGGGCGGGGTCGGCGCGCCTGGCGAGGCCACCGATGCCCCGCCCGCGTCCGGAGGCGAGGAAGCCGAAGGTGGCGACGCGGAGGCGGGCGCCCGGGGCCGCAGCGGCGCGCGGAGGGGGCGGTAACCGATGGCTCTCTCTCCTGCCGAGATCCTGCGCGCCCTGAGCCGTGAGGCGCAGGCGGTCGTCCGCAACGAGCTGACCCGGGCCTTCTCTCGGTTCTCCAACGCGCTGCACGTCGTGACCGGCACGGGCTTCCCCGCCTACACGAAGGGCGATCCGTTCCGAAACGACGACAGCCGCGAGCCGCTGTTCGCGCTGGCGGTGTCGGCCGCCAACGCCGTTCCGGCCACTGAGGGCCTGGGGTTCGACTGCCAGGCCTTCGGCGCCGTCCGGATCCACTGGCGGAACACCAACGGCGGCACGCGCACCAGCCTCGACTTCGACGTGTGGGCGGAGACCCGGCTCGGATGGGTCCTGCTCGACGGCGAGAGCAAGGACGACCTGGCCGAAAAGCGGGAGGTCCGGATCGCCAGCGCCGGCTACCGGCGCATCTACATTCGCGTCAGCGCGCTCAACGGCGGCGCGGGCGAGGCCACCGTCTACGTGGGCGGGGAGCCCTGACGGTGCGCCGGCTGAACCCGCCACCGGCGGTATCCGCTGGCGGCGGGTACGAGGTCAAGCGCCTCACCGTCGCCACGAACGGGCAGACGGATTTCGAGATCGGCGCGGTGGCTGTGGACGGCACGGGCGATCCTCTCGTCCTGGCCGTCACGATCATCCTGCCCGGCGGTGCCAGCTACCCGGCGAGCCGGGCCGACTGGCAGATCGACGGCACGACCTTCCGGTGGGGGAGTTCCACGCCCCTGGTGGCCGGCTACTTCATCGACGTGAACTACGCTCCGGCCTGACGCCGGTCCGACGCCCGCCGGGTGAGCGCGGGACCAACGAACACGACCCAGGGGGAAGAAATGCTCGCGCAGCGATTCATCGAGAACAACGACAAGCTCGTCCAGATCAACCAGGGCAACACCTACACGACGGGTGCCCAGGACTTCACGGGGGCCGATTCCGTGTCCGTCCCCACGCCCTCGTCGAGCGCGCACGCCACGACGAAGAGCTACGTGGACACCGAGATCGCGAACGCGGTCGTGAAGAACCGGCCGTGGAAGGAGACCTTGCTCTCGGCCTCCCAGCTCGTGGACGGTTCGGCGGGTGGCATCGCCCCGGCGGCCGCCCTCAAGCTGGCCAGCAACCCGAGCGACGGGCAGACCGTGATCTTCCATGACGGGAGCTCGGCCGTCACCCTGACCTTCAAGGACTCGCCCTCCGTCGGCACGGACGTGCAGATCGAGACCAGCGCCGGGGCGACGCAGGCCAACCTCGCGGCTGCCATCAACTCGCAGGTCACGAGCTACACGGCGGTGGACTCGGCCGCCCTCGGCAGCATCGGGCTGAACACCATCGCCGTTGTGCGCAACTCCGTCGGGACCGGCGGCGACCGCATCTACGGCACGGCCAGCGCGGTCGAGTACGTGGACTTCGGCTCGCAGAAGTACGAGGCGATCAACGACTCGCTCACGGCCATTCCGAGCAGCGACCCGGGCAGCGACGGCAACGCCTACGGATTCCGGCGGGCCAAGGCGGCCTTGCTCCCCAACGAGACCCACGGCTACCGCATCAGCGACGGCACGAGCGTCTGGGACTCCGACGACGAGACCTGGAACGCTTGGGACACCACGACCTACAGCGCGGGCGACGGCCTCGCCCTGAGCGGGGGCGTGTTCTCGGTCTCGTTGGCCACGGACCCCGGCCTGCAGTTCAGCTCCGGCGCCCTCAAGGTCAAGGTCAACGGTGGCGCGGGCATCGGCCTCGACTCCAACGGCGTCAAGATCGTGCTCGGCAGCGTGCCGGGTTTGTCGTTCGGGACCGGGCTGCAGGTGCTCGCCAACACCAACGCCGGCATCGAGCTCGGCGTGTCGGGTGTGGCCGCCAAGGTGGCCGACTCGGCCGGAACGGCCTTCAACGGGTCCGGTGCGCTCCGGATCGCCGCCGACAAGGAGACCAGGGCCACCCAGAGCGGCGCGACCTCCGGCGACGGCGCGGCGACCTCGCTCGCCATCGACTTCGACAACGACGGCGGCGGCTGCCCCGAGGTGTTCGTCGGCCAGGCCAGCGGCTTCAAGGTCGCCAACGGCGACAGCGAGCGGACCACGGCGGACTGCTACTTCTCGGGCGACAGCGGCAACACGGCTCGGGCGTGGTCGGCCATCGTGAACACCGACGTGCTCTACTGGAACGGCACCGTGGCCCCGGGCGGCAACCTCGCCAACGGCGACAAGCTGCGCGTCAAGTCCGCCTCGCTCGGGTAATCACCGTCCCCGGTGACGGGGGCTCCCAGTGTGCATAGAATGAGCCGCGAGACGGCCCAACGGCACTAGGAGCCCCCCAATGAGCGAGACCGCCACGACCGCCGTTCCCCGCACGGCGGCGGCCCTGCGAAAGCCCCACAGCAACATGCCCAAGTCCCTCGCCAGCCGATTTATCGGTTTTCACCCTGGCGAGGGTGTGATCTACGACGATCCTGAGATCGTCTCGTTCATGGCAGAGGACGCCGGTGTTTTCGACCCGGACGTGACGCCGAACGGCGCGATTCGCTACCGCGACGACGACGCCGTGGACGGCGCGAAGGTCGAGATCGAAGGTGGGGCGGTGCCATGCGTGGACGCCGAACGCGCGGCGCGCAAGCTCGTGCGCCAGCAGCAGGCGTTCAGCGTGCTCGGCGCGGCGCTCAATGCCGATCTGCAGACGGTCATTCGGTTCCTCAAGGGCATGACCCACGGCGCGATCCGGCGCGGGCTGACCATCACCACCAAGCCGGGCCGGCGTGAGCTGTACGTGGCCGGTGGGGTCGTGTCGCTCTTCGAGCAGAGCGAGGCGGGGGATCGCTTGATCAACCGCACGATCCTGCGCGAGGCAGACGAGGCTCTGCCCTTCCTCGTGATCGTCGGCGATGCGGCGGTCCTCGACGCCAACGGCAACCCGGTGCTCGCGCGGCAGGTGCCGGGCGGCAAGGCGTGGCTGCCCGGCAGAGACGGGGCGGCCGGCCTCGTGGACGCCGATCCGGCCAGCTACCGCGTGGACCTCCTGGGGGTCGAGGCGGCCGCCGACGGGGTGCAGTGGTATCTCTTCCTCGGCGTCCCGACGAAGGTCACGGATCGGGCCGAGGCCGGCGACATTCCGACACCGGAGATTCCGGGCTGGGCGCGCGATGGCGGGTTGCTTCCCATCGCCCGGGTGACCACCTGCCACAAGCAGAAGGGGATCGCGGCCGTCGAGATCGTGGCCCCTCGCTTCAACGGGGTGTGACGTGGACTACGTCGGCCGCCTGAATACGCCGCTCGCGGTCGGCCCGTGGCCGATCTTCGCCGCCGACGGCTTCACGACAGTGCCGGGCGAGGCGGACGACACCGACTGGACGCTCTACCGCAACGGCGACGTGTACGCGGTCAAGGACGGCGTCAACGACGAGCTCGTGGTCGTGGCCGAGCTGGTCGCCAAGCCCGGGCGCTACAAGGCCACGTACACCCCGCGTGAGCCAGGGAACTACACGCTCGAGGTGCGGCACCCGGGGGCCAACGGCGGAACGGCCGTGCACTTCGAGGCCGTGATCCGCGTGGACTCGGTCACACTCACCGAGGTGGGCGGGTTCGCCGTCGTCCCGCTCCTGCGCGGCGTCTCGCCCACGGGCGAGATCGTCGAGTTCCGCGTCCGGTTCGTCCTGCCGGACGGAACGGCCTTCGACCCGTACGAGCTGCGCAAGGTCGAGATCCGAGACGCCGCCACCGACCGCCTGCTGTTCGTCGTGGGCGCGGCCGACATCGAAGGCCTGGGCGACGGCATCTACCGGGTGTTCTCGCCGTTGGTCATCGGCCAGCCGATCACCCTACGTGACCGATGGTACTTCCGGGCCTTCGATGGCACCGAGACCATCCGGGATTTCGTGCGCGTCGTGGCCGAGCCGGTCGCGGTCGACGATCTGCTGATCACCGTCGAACGGCTCAAGCGCAATGAGACCGGCGGCGACGACCACCTCGACGGCGAGGGCAACCCATACCCGGATCAGACCTACATCGAAATGATCCAGGGGGCCACGGCCGAGCTGGCGGGGCAGTGCGACATCGTGCTCAAGCCCACGCAGTTCATCGAGCGCCACGACTACCGCATCGATCACTACATGGAGTTCGGATGGTTCGAGCTGGACAAGCGGCCGGTGGCCGAGATCGTGGCCGTGCGCGCTCGCTGGCCGAACGGGGACACGCTCTTCGACATTCCACCCGACTGGATCGTCAATCTCTCGCCCAACTTCGCCCAGTTCAACCTCGTGCCGCAGTCGGGGCCGCTCCACACCGCGCTCGCACAGAACGCGCGCGGCATCGGTCTGATGATTCCGGGCATGAATAGCTACTGGCCTGGGCTCTTCGAGGTCACCTACCGGGCGGGCTTCGACGTGGGCAAGGTGCCGGCGCACATCCAGAAGGCGATTGCGCTGCTGGCCGCCATCGACTTCTACAACCTGTCGGGCGAGCAGGTAATGGGCAGCGGCCTCCAGGGGTGGAGCATCGGCGTCGGCGGCCTCTCGCAGTCGGTCACGACCACGAACAGCTCGACCAACGCCGGCCACGGCGCTGCCATCCTCGAGTTCCGCAGGACGCTCAAGATTCTTGTCGGGCAGATTCGCCAGCAATATCACGGCGTTTCCATCGGGTGCGGCTGATGGCGGCCCCAGTCTACCTCGACGGTTTCGAGCGCGCCGAGGCGTGGATGCGCTGGCACGAGGACGCCAGCGGCAACCCGGCCAGACACGTCACGCGTGCGGAGGGCAAGACCAACACCACCGGCTTCGACATGGAGCGGTTTCGCCGGGCCATTCAGGAGCACGGGGACCGCATGCGCTGGGAACAGGCATCGCGGTGCCCGTGCGCGGCCAACGACGACACCGGCCAGCCGGACCCGACGTGCGACACCTGCCACGGCAAGGCCTGGGAGTACCACAGCCCGGAGCCCGTGCGCGGCATCGTGGACCGCCTGGAGTACCGCATCGACGCGCTGGAAAAGCTCGGCGACTGGGCCTTCGGCGGCTGCATGGTGACACTCGACCCGTTACACCGCCCGAACTTCCGCGACCGCTTCATCCTGCTCGATGCGGTCAAGCCGCACTCCGAGCTCGTCGCGCGCGGTCCGGCCGACCGTGCCGACCGGCTGGCCTACCCCGTCCAGCCCGTCGAGGACGTGGTGCTGGTCGGCGAGGGCGACGAGCAGGTGCGGCGCAAGATCAAGGTGGGTGTCCGGCGCCTGCGGGTCATGGACGAGGCCACGCGGACGCCCGGGGCGATCCGGCGCGAGGGCATCGACTTCGCGGTCACCCCCAACGGCTGCATCGACTGGTCGCTCGGTGACGCGCTCGGCACCGCCCCACGGCCGGCGGAGGGGCGGCGGAGGGGCGGACGGTACGCCATCACGTTCATGCACAACCCGTCCTACCTCGTGGGGAACTACCCCTACCCGCTGCGCGTGCTGCACGTTCACGGCAAGCGACCGGACTGGGTGCACCTGCAAGGCCCGGTCTCGGCGTTCTGTTCGATGGAGTACCGCCAGGACACGCCAGGAGCGCCGACGCCGGATGGCTGAGAACCTGCCAGAGATCGGCGCCGTGCTCGACCTCGAGGGTTGGGGCCGGGAGAGCGTGCGCCTGCGTCTGGAGGGCATGCTCGACCTCGTGCGCGGCTTCCTCGTCGCCAAGGCTCGCAGCGAGCTCGGGAGCACGGCCAGTAAGTACGTGGAGGCCATCGGCGAGCCCGTGTTCTTCGAGCCCCGCCCTGGCGTGCTGGCCGGGACCATCACGCTCGGCCAGGGGGCGGACGGCGGCGACGCGGGCCTAGCCCTGTTGCTCGAGAACGGTTGCGGCCCGTGGGACATGCGGCAGACCTTGCTCCCAGGCCGGAGCCCGGACGGTCTGCACATCACCGAGGACGGCTACTTCTACCGCTCGATCCCGTTCCGGCACGGCGCGGCCGGCGGCGAGGCCCGCAACTTCCCGCCCATGGGATCGCAGTTCACGCGCGATGGCCAGCAGCGGATGAGCATGGCCCACCGGGGCGCGCTGGACGCCGCGCACGCGGGCGCCATCGGCCAGCGGGTGCACAACGCAGCTCGCGAGCTCGATCCAACGCTCTCGGCCCCGGGCCGGCGAATGCAGCCGTGGAAGTCGGGCTGCCTCGAGGCCGGGCTAGCTCCCCTGCTGCGCCAGCGCCATGTCACCGACATTTTCGCCGGCATGGTCCGCGAGACGAAGACCTACGAGCGGTCGACCCAGGACTCGTTCATGACGTTCCGCACGATCTCGCAGCACCCGCGCACGTTCCGCTACGACACGCAGACGCGACGGGGCGCCGACCACCCGGGCGGGGCCTTCAACGTCATGGGGAACACGCAGGAGCGCAACTGGGTGCACCCGGGCTTCGTCGCGCGCGGCTTCTTCCGCCAGGCGGAGGACTACGTGCAGACGTTGCTCGACAGCGGAGAGAGCTTCGGCGAGTTGCCGGCTGGCGGGACGCCCTGATGGCCCGCCCGTCCGAGCGCCTGGACGCTGGCGCCACGGCGCCCGGGGACGGCACCGCCGACGGCTCCTACGCCTTCACCGAGCGCCTGATCACCGCCGCGCTCGAGAACGCGGTCGTGCGCTTCGAGGAAGATCCACGGCACTGGGACTGGATGTTGCGCTTCCTCGACCGGCGAGAGCGGCAGGTCGTGCGGTCGCTCATGGACAAGCGCAGGCCCACGATCCGCTACGGCTACGCCCGGGACACCGACAAGTGGCCGATCATCGGGGTCGTGCTCGCGAGCGAGCAGGTACACCCGCAGGGCGAATTCCTCGACAACCTGCTCGGCGCGGAAGAGATCGATCTCGGCGAGGACGGCGGCCTCGACATTGTGGACGCCGAAGGCGAGATCCACGAGCAGCGCCTCGACGTGACGATCTACTCCGACCACCCGGACTTGACGCTGTACCTGTACCACTGGGTCAAGTACAGCCTCGAGGCGCACCGGCGATGGTTCTCCCGGTGGGTCATCAACCCGTGTTTCGTCGGCGGCGGAGAGATCGCGCCCGACCCGCGCTACCTGCCGGAACTTTGCTACCTGCGGCGCGTGACGTGGTCGTTTGCGGGCAAGGCGAGCGTGATTTCGCCCATGCCAGACCCGCCGAGAGAGCTATTCGTGATGAACGAAGGTACGGTACAAAGCGGTCACGTCGGCCGTGTGGCCGGAGTGCGGACGCCAGGAGGGGATTGACGGTGGCAGCGAGCTCGATTCAGACGCGCAAGGGCCGGACCCGGGTGCCCGGTGTCTACTCCGAAACGATCCCGGTCGGCGTGCCGCTGGCGAGCCCGGGGATCAAGAGCCTGATCCTCGTCGGCGCCTGTGAGGGCGGCGAGCCGGGCGTGATGCACAAGCTCACCCGGCCCGACCAGGCGCGGGCGAAGTTCCGCTCCGGCGACCTGCTCGACGCGTGCCTGATGGCCTTCGATCCGGCGCGTGACGAGGGAATCCCCGGCCGCCCGACGCAGGTGTACGCCTACAAGCTGAACCCGGCCGCGCGGGCGTTCTCGCTGCTCTCCAACCTGAGCGGCCCGGTGATGCGCCTCGACGCCCGGGACTGGGGCGACTTCACCAACCGCATCGGCTACGACGTGGCCCCCGGCACCAACCGGGGCACGAAGTTCGTGGTGCAACTCGACGGCAAGGTGGAGAGCGCCGACGACATCGGCGGCACGGCCGCCATGACCGCCCGCTACGACAACGCGGCCGGCGAGGCCTCGAGCATGGTGCTCGTCAAGAACGACACCGGCCTGCGCCTCTCCTACACCCTGCCGCTCGCGGCCGCCCCGGTGACCGCTGCGGCCCCCGGCGGGGCCGTCAAGGTCGTCTCCGCCTCGGCCTACGACGTGGGCCAGCGGGTGACCGTCTACGGCCTCACGGCGGGCAACGTGCCCGCCTCCGAGGTGCTGACCCTGAACGGCGCCTCGGCCGTGACCGGCTCGACCGTCTGGACGGCGGTTACGGCCGTCGGCATCGACGCGGCCACGGCCGGCCTGATCACCCTCAAGGACGCCTCCGACGACACGGTCATCGCCACCGTGGCGGCCACGCTCGCCGCCGGCATCACCGGCCAGGTCAACGTGATCTCGGCCAACGCCGCCGACGTGGGGACCATCACGCTCTACGGCACGAGCGCGGCGGGCAACGCGATCTCCGAGGTGCTGACCCTGAACGGCACGACCGCCGTGGTGAGCACGCTCTCCTACACCCGCGTCACGGCCGCGCGCCTCACGGCCGCCGCCGCCGGGCAGGTGCAGGTGCGGCAGAACAGCGACAACACGGTGGGCTTCACGCTCGCCGCCGGCACGCTCACGGCCGGGATCAACGTCGGCAAGCACCGCTACCTGCCGAGCAAGATGGTCTTCGACGGGGTCATCACCACGCAGCTCGGCGCGGCCCCGGCGGGCACGCCGTTCGTGGTCATCCGGGGCGTGAAGCGCGACGGCTCGACCGTGGCCGAGTACAAGGCCGTGACCGAGGCGGAGAGCGCGACCACCAACGACTGGGTGCAGGTCACGCAGATCGAGCTCGGCATGCTCGAGGCGGGCTCGACCCTGACCCTGAGCGGCACGGCCGCCCAGTCGCCGGTGGCCAAGCGCCCGCTGCTGCGCGACGCGGTGGCCTTCCTCGACGGCCTGCCCGGCGTGGACGCCACCTCGTTCGTCGACGCCTCGTTCAAGGTGGCCGACCTCGACAGTGCCTCGAAACAGATCCGCTCGGCCGTGGCGGTCTCGTTCGTGGCCGACGGCTACGCCCTGGCCGCCTGGATCAACGCCAACAGCTCGCTCGTGCAGGCCACGATGCAGGCCGGCGCCACGGGCGCCCCGTCGGCCACGCCGGCCCGCACCTACCTCCAGGGGGGCGAGGACGGCACGACCACGATGGCCCACTGGCGGGCCGCGATCTCGGCCGCCAAGAAGCTGCTCGACGTGGTCATCGTGCCGCTCTCCGGATCGGCCGCCGTGCACAACCTGTGGGTGGGCCACCTGCGCGAGATGGACGGCGTCGACGAGCGGCGCATGTGGGTGGGCCTGGACGACTCGCTCACGAAGGACGGCGTCATCGCCGCGATCAACGCCCTGAACAACCGGCAGACCTGCGCCGTGGCCGAGAAGGCCGTCGTCTACGACGACGCCGGGGTGCAGGTGACGAAGCCGTCCTGGGCGCTGGCGACGCTGTGCGCGGCCGCCGTGTGCGGCGCCCCGCTGGCCACGCCGCTGACCGACAAGCGCCTGAACGTGATCGAGACGGTGGCGCACAGCTCGTGGAACCCGGTGGACGACATCGAAGAGATGATCGGGGCCGGCCTCGTCGTGGTGCAGGGCGCCACGGTGGTGCGCTCGGTGACGAGCTACCGCGAGGACGACAACCCGTTCTTCAACGAGGCCTCGACCGTCGACTGCCTGGACAACAGCGCGAAGATGCTGCGCCGCAACCTGCGGCCCAAGATCGGCGACAAGAACTTCGACGGCGCGCGCTCCACGGTTCGCACGCTGGCGGTGGCCGAGCTGGAACGGCAGATCCGCGACGGCGAGCTCAAGACGTTCAACGTCGACTCGGTCGAGGCCGAGGACATCGGCGACGGTTTCGACGTGGTCGCCGAGGTCGAGCCCATCGAGCCCATCAACTTCATTCGCATCAAGGCGTTCGCCATGCGCCTGAGCACCCGCATTCGGTAAGGGGAGGGAACGACGATGGCAGGTCAGGCCAACGCCAACGCGGGCGTGCCGCGCGGCAAGGTGTTTCACGGTGCGCGCGGCTACCTCGTGATCGGGGGCAAGACCGTCGGCTACGTGTCGAACGTCAACGGCACGGAGAACCTCGAGCACCAGCCGCTCGACGTGCTCGACAACCTCGAAACCGAAGAGTTCGTGCCCGTCGCCTACACCGTGAACTTCACCTGCGGCCTCGTGAAGGTCGTGGGGCGCTCGCTCAAGGCGGCCGGCATTCAGATCCCGCTCTCCCAGGTGCTCTCGTTCGGCGGCCTGACCGTCGAGATCAAGGACCGCCCGGAGGACAAGGCCGTCTACACCATCGAAGAGGCCAAGGCGACCAGCAAGAACTTCGGGGCGGCCAAGCGGCAGCTCACCGTCGAGAACTTGCAGTTCGTGGCCAAGCGCATGCGCGACGAGGCCGGCCTCGTCTGATCTCCTGACCCTGGCCCCGGAGGACATCGCCCCCCATGCCCCCCGTCACAGCTCGCACCGCTCCGCCCCCGGACGGTGAGATCGACCCGCAGCAGGCCCTCGCCGAGATCGACGAGGTCATCCCCAACCCCGAGGACGACGATGCCGACGGCGAGCCCGAAATCGTCGAGCGTCGCAAGACGATCCTCGTGCACTACCGCGCCGCCGACGGCACGGTCATCAAAGGCGCCTGCATCTACGAGGTGCCGGACGTGGGCGGCAAGCTGCGCATGGACGTGCTGCGCGCCCGCTACCGGGGCGGGGCGTCCATGCTCGACCCGGACGGGGAAGCCCTCATCGAGATGCTGGCCTACCTCGAGGTCAGCTTCGGCGACCGCCGGCCGCCTGAGCTGCGCAACCTGCTGCGACTGCCCGACCCGGCGCTGCTGGGCGCGCTGTACGCGGAGGCGAAACAGCATGAGGCCCGATTTCGCGTCGGCGGGCGCGATCTCCGCGCGAGCCCTGCACCTCGCCCGGAGTCTTGACGGCCGCGTCCGACTGGCCTGGGAACGGCGCTACGGCCAGCCGGCGCCGGGTAATCCCCTGTGGGAGGGGCAGCCCGTGGCCGAGCACTTGGCGGCCCTGTGGGCGCACCGCATCCTCGAGCAGGACGCCGGCCCGCCGGAAGAGCGCACGCTCGAGGGCCTTGCCCGTCAGATCGTCGCGAGCGAGAACGGGCAGGCCTACGACGAGATCGCCGCCGAGCTCGATGCCGTGATCGAGTCCGACGGTGATCCGTTCGCCGCCGTGAACAACCCGACCGGGAAGGCCGATCCGTGAAGAGCTACATCACCCGCATCGAGGTCGAGGCCGACGTGAACGGCCTCGACGAGATGAAACGCAAGCTCGAGGAGATCCAGCAGCTCAAGCAGCAGATCGGCGCGGGCGGCGGGTGGGGGCCGGGTGCGCCCGGAGGCGGCGGCGGCGCTGCTGGCGGAGGT